CCTAGAAAAACGTTGCGGCGCCAAGGTCATCATGTCCTACGGCCGCTATCAAGCGACAATGCCAGACGGATCAAAATGGTATGTCAAAGCCGCGCGCCCATCCGTCGGCCACGGAATGACAATTGACTTGGCAATCATTGACGAATTGTTTGACGTCTCCGACGAAGTAGAAGCAGGACTCTTGCCGGCTCAACGCGCTAGGCGCTCACCCTTAACGGCGATGTTCTCCACGGCCGGCACGGAAGCGTCCACGCTCTTCATCCGTCACCGCGAAAATGCGCTCCGTCTCATTGACCTAAAAAAGCCTTCGTCGTTCTACTTCGCCGAATGGAGCCCAGAGCCTTCACTAGATCCGCTTGCGGAATCGTCTTGGTATTGGGGAAACCCCAGTATCGGCCATTTCTTGACGATCGACACTTTGCGCCAAGAATCAGAAGGCCCTGATCGAGCACTCTTCTTGCGCGGCTCACTAAACATGTGGGTTGCCTCCGCGAACTCATGGATCCCACACGGCCTATGGCCCGAGTTGCTTTACGAAGGAGAAGTCCCTGCCGGCGGAGTTGTCGCCGTAGAAGCTTCTATGGATGACACGCGCTACTTCGCCACCCGATCCGTCTCTTTGCCCGATGGTCGCGTTGTCAATTCGGTGGCCTTTACTGCCGAAACTCAAAAGGAGTTACTGGAGCATCTGGCCGAAATTGCCAAAGACCCATCCGTCAAATTTGCGTTCTCCCCGACGATCGACGTGCTAGTTCAATCCGCAACATTTGACCGCCGCAGAATAGTTGTCGGCTACGGAGAAATCTTGAAGTACACGCCAGTTGTCAAAAACATGATCCACGAAATGCGGCTCGTACACACGGGAGAAGCCATGCTTTCCGAGCACGTGCAACGCGCCGTTCTAGTCCGAACCCAAGGCTCTATCGCCGTCTCATCCCAAAAGTCACCCGGCCCGATTGAGTTATGCCGGACGCTCATTTGGTCGGCAACATTGGCCTCACAAAATCGAGTCACCCAAAAGCCTTCACTCGTCATCGTCCCCAACTAGCATCCTCTTGGCGCCGCTCGTGAGCCCTACCTTTCGTCGGGATCGGAAACGCCTCCGAGCGGTTGCCACCATAAACGCGCCAAGTGTGTCATGCTCTAGGGATGGGATTATTTGATCGCAAAGTAAGCAAGGCCGCTATCTCGCCGCCACCTGCCAAAGCAGCCGCCGCAGGAGCAGGACTTAACTACGCATCAAACAATGCCGGCGTAAACATGATCGGCCAGTACTACACGTACCAAGAAGGCGAAGCGCGTAACCGTGCCGTACAGGTAGCCGCGATAAATAGGAGCCGCGATCTTATGGCATCCGTTATCGGCTGCATGCCGCTCAAGATGTATTCCGAAATGTGGAACGGCGATGAGATGGAAAAGGTTTACCTTGCTCCTCGATCATGGCTACGCCGACCAGACCCCGAAGTGCCATACAACTTTCTTATGTCGTGGACGTTTGACGACTTGTTCTTCTTCGGTCGCGCATTCTGGTACATCACATCACGAACCGCCGACGGATACCCAGCATCGTTCACACGTCTCCCAGCCGGCAGCGTTACGACACAAGACATGGCAGGCCCAGTATGGTTTGCACCGTCTAAGGCCGTTTACTTCCAAGGCGGTGAAATAGATCCTTACAACCTTGTACAGATTCTTAGCCCGACGCAAGGACTGATCTATTCAGGCACGCAAGTTGTCGAGACAGCGTTGAAGATTAACGACGCACGCACACGCAACGCATCGTCCAGCATCCCTGCCGGCGTACTTAAACAAACTGGCGGCGAACCGTTAAGCGCACAAGAATTAGCCGACCTTGCCGCATCGTTTAACGCTGCACGCGCAACCAATCAAACGGCCGCACTTAATGAGTTCTTGTCGTACGAACCGACAACAATGAGCCCCGACAAAATGCTTCTCATTGAATCAGCAAACTACAGCGCCCTCGAAGCCGCCCGTCTTTGCAATGTCCCACCGTACCTAGTCGGCGTATCAACCGGATCATATTCCTACCAGTCATCACAGCAAGCGCGCGCCGACCTTTACATTTTCGGATTAAAAATGTATGCAGAAGCAATCGCGGCCGCACTCTCTATGGACTCCGTTCTCCCACGCGGAACCTACGTCGAGTTTGACGCAGAGTCCTATTTGGAAGAGAACTACATGGCCGACAAAGCCGACGAACCAACAATCCAAGAAAACACTCAAGAAGGATTAGCCAACCGATGATCAAATTAATTGCAGGAGACTTCACGCTTGACGCCGCCGCAGGCGACGCACCACGCAGAACCATCTCAGGAATCGCAGCACCCTACAACGTGGACGCAACCGTCTCGGATGGAACCACCGTTCGCATCTTGCCGGGCGCCCTCCCAACCGAAGGCAAAGCCCCACGACTCTTCATGTACCACGACGCCAGCCAACCCGTCGGCGTAGTCACAGAGCGAGTAGACACCCCAGAAGGCATGCTCTTCACCGCACGCATCAGCGCCACCAGCCTCGGCAACGACGCGCTCGTCATGGCCAGCGACGGCACTATCGACCAAGTTTCAGTCGGAATCAACCCCACCAAGTTCAGTTACGACGAAAACGGAACGATGATCATCGCCGAAGCTTCTTGGAGCGAATTGTCGCTAGTCCCCATCGGCGCATTCGGAGACGCAGCACAGATCACCAAAGTCGCGGCCAGTATCCACCAGCCCGAAGAAGAAATCAGTAATAATGAAGAACAAGAACCTCAACAGGAGAACACCATGTCCGAATCAGTAGCAGCACCAGTCATCGAAGCCACCATCCCAACCGCTTCCCTTCCAGCAGTACCGAAGCGCAAGTTTGATCTTCCAACCCCAGGCGAATACATGGCCGCAATGCACATCGGCGGAGAAACATTCCGCAACGTTGCAGCCGCAACCAACGACTACATGAAGTCAAAGCAGACCGCACTACAAGCAGCCGCAGGTGACATCCTCACCACCGACACTCCAGGCCTCTTGCCAGTACCAGTCCTCGGGCCAGTCTTCCAAGACCTCAACTTCATCCGTCCAGTTGTCAACGCAATCGGCGCACGCGCAATGCCAAACGGCGGAGCATCAAAAACATTTATTCGTCCAACGATCACCACGCACACAAGCGTCGCTGCACAATCAAGCGAACTTGCCGCAGCATCCGCAACGACAATGGTCATCGCCTCCAACTCGGTAAGCAAAACAACTTTGGCAGGACAAGTCACGCTCTCCATTCAAGATGTTGACTTCACCGATCCAGCATCTTTGCAGATCATCCTCAACGACTTGCTCGGCGAATACTTGATCGCATCAGACAACGTCGCAGCAGACGCAATCGTTGCAGGAGCAGCAGCATCTGGCGCAACATGGACAGTCACAGCAAACGATCCAACATCGTTAATCTCGGCTATCTACACCGCCGCCTACAACATGCTGCTCGACACAAACTTTTTGCCAGATCACATCTTCGTATCGCCGGGAGTATGGCAAGCACTGGGCGCACAGTTGGACGCAGACAAGCGACCAGTATTCCCATACGTGGGAGTATCCGGCTTGATGGGTGTGAACGCAATGGGCGCAGCAAACGTAACCGTCGCAAACACATTCAACCCATTCGGCTTGAACCTTGTCGCAGACCGCAACTTTGCAGCCGGCACAATGGTTGTCGCACGCGCACAAGCAATCGAGTTCTACGAACAGATCCGCGGCTTGATGTCCGTAGAGTTGCCATCCACTTTGGGTCGTAACTTCTCGTACGCAGGGTACGTATCTACCTTCATCGCAGACTCAACACAAGTCCAAAAAATCGCGTTGGCCTAGTCAGAAGCGGAGCATCCGCTCATGGCTACATACAGCGTCACCAACAAGTACCTCATAGACGACTTCGCCGTCCTTCAACTTCTTACCCCGACGGAGTTGGAGGTCGGCCAGTCGATAACGGTTGCAGGCGTAGACGCCACATTTAACGGCACATACATCGTCCGCGCCCTTCCGCAATATCTGTTTGAGGGCGTAGACACCGAAGGCGATCTTCTCTACGACGTCAACATCCCAATTGCTAACCAAGTTCTGTACGCAAAAACGGCCGCCGATGTTGAGCGAACCGCCGCGTCTGGAACCGTTGCTTATACCCCGACGTGCACGTGGATCACGGCCACAGATATCGAGGACTGGCTAGGCATTGGAACGGCCACAGCAGCCGACGCCACATTCCTTACCATATGCGCTTCTAGTGCTTCGCAATTCTGTTGGCGCCGACGCATGGAAGCCGGCTATGTCGACTCACTAACGACCGTCCCATCGCAAGATGTCAAACTTGGAACGATCATGTATGGCGGCGCGTTGTACCGTCAGCGCGGATCCATGGATTCGTTTGCGTCCTTCCAATCGATGGGCGTAGCGCCAGTCGTAGGGCTCAACGGAATGATCCGCCAATTGTTAGGCATTGACCGTCCGCAGGTCGCCTAGTGCCAGTCCCTACCTACACCGATTTATTCAATGAGGGCTACGACGACCTAGTTGCCAAACTACAAACCGTCGTTGGACTACAAGTTGTAAACGACCCACGGAACATTGTCCCGCCATGCGTGTTTGTCAACATTGACTCAATCGAAGGCTTTAACTACAACATCGCCAAACTAACTTTCACACTCCAAATCGTGACCCTAGGCCCCGGCAACCTAGACGCCCAGAAGTCCTTGCTCAACATGCTTGCTCAAGTCTACGCACTCAACATTGGCATCGTCTCAGGCCGCCCCACAAACGTCGACATCGGCGGATCCATGCTGCCGGCATACGAACTCACCGTCTCAACCCAAGTCCAAACGGCGTAATCCACACCTAGCGCCCGAAACTATGTCAAACTAAAACCACCACTCAAGGAGCAATCATGGCAACCTCAACTATCCTCTCAAATCCAAAAGTCGTAATCGCAACCGTTGATCTTTCGGATCAATGCACGGCCGCAACTTTGACCCGCACCATTGAAGCGCTTGAAGACACCGCGTTCGGATCTACAGCACGCACCTACACAGGCGGCCTAGAAAACAACGAACTCACCGTAACGATGTACATGTCCTACGCAGCAACCGAAACCTACGCCACACTCTCCACCCTTGTCGGCACAAAAGTCACGGTCATTGTTAACCCAACATCCGCAGTCGACTCGGCAACAAACCCTGGCTTCACTTTGACAGGCACTTACCTAGAGTCGTTGCCAGTAATCAACGCATCGCTTGGCGAATTGCAAACCGTAGACCTCACCTTTACTGGTGGCGTCTACAGCGCAGACGTAACAAACCCATAATCACGGCCGTCCTCGGCCCGACACTAGGAGAACCATGAAAATCAAACTGACCGTCACGCGCGGCGAAGTAACCGAACAACTATTCACAAACCTCTTCGTCATTGCCGAATGGGAACGCTTAGAGAATCGCCGTGTGTCCGACGGACGCGGCATAGGTGCATCCGATCTAGCGTGTTGGGTACACACGTTGCTCACTATTAAAGGCGAGAAGCTTCCCGCGTCATGGCGCGAATGGCTTAAACAAAACCCAGACGTCGAGATCGCAGCGGAGGACGCAACCGATCCAAACCCTACGGACGCGGCTACCGCCGGCAATTAGCCGAACTGGTAGTCGCGACGGGATGGGCTCCGACGTTCTATGCGGA